CATTCAAAGGTAGCACCACCTCGCCTCCATGAGCAATCACTTTTATTGGTTTACCACGAGCACCGGGTACTACCCCGCCAGATTCAAAAAATAACAATGGGGCCGCTTCGGCAGCGTATTTACCAATCTCACCACCAATATTACGAGCTGATGCTTCTGATCTTTTTCCTGCCTTAAACGCATGAGCAATACCACCACCGAGTTCGCTTCCAATTGATTTACCGATTCCGCCTAATGAAGGAAATATTTTCATTTATACTTTTATTTGTTATTTTATTTTCACTCTGCGTAATTATACTTCTTCAATATTTATCTCATCCCAATTCGCAAATAATCTCTGACTATTTGTATCTATAAATAAAAAGTCGTGTGGTTCATTGTAAGTTTTATCTAAGACTTCTTCAAACTTGTCTTTAAAGATTTCCACTTGTTCATTGAATATATTTAACATTTCCGTCTTGTTTATTTTGAATACAAATAAGTTAGTTATTACTTGTCGGATTTGTCTTGGGATGCTATTGTAGGTCTGACACGCAAACCATAACGAGGTTCGTAAGTGTCTTCGGTTTGCGCAAATATCAAGCAATAGTTTTTGAATATTCTTATCTTTAAGACTTTTTTGGACATCGTCAAAAATTATTAGAGACAATTTGCCTTCTGATGAATTCTCACGAATCTTGTCATACACATCTTGTAACGAATCAATATCCAATCCATCATATATTTGGTCTTCTGCTAAATTCTTATCAAAGAAATTATCCTTTAAACTGGCACGAGAATTAGGGGGCATAAAAATATATATAAAATGAAAACATTTTTTAAACAAAGATTTCGTATTTAAAAAAGAAATTAAAAGTGAGGACTTACCTGATCCAGGGACTCCTAGAAATACTGTAAAATTAGATTTATTGCAAAGGGATGTTAAAGGAAAATCATCCAATTTTTCATGTATTTTTTGGTCGCATAGAAATTCAGGTCTGTTCAGTTTTGGTACTTCATTTTTCGTAATTGAAATCATATTATTATATGCTGATATTTATTTTTTATTTTTTATAAGTCTGGATAAAACTCTTGCAAGTTATGTTCTATAATTTTATTTTTAAATGCTTCGTATGCTTCTTCTTCAGTGTCAAATAATCCTAGATATTTTCCTTTACCATTTAATTTAAATTGAGCACGCCATTTTTGTCTTGCTTTATCAAAGTGTACTCCACGATATTTTGAACTAGTATTTTTTTTTTTATCAATATTTCTACTATTTTGTGATTTAGTAACCCATCTTAAATTATCATAACAATTATTAGTTATATCTCTATCAATATGGTCTACAATATCATAATTATTTTTATTTTCACAAAAATGAAGTCCAACTAGTCTATGAATAGGAAATATTTTTTTTTTCCCATTAATATATAAACTAACATAAAAATAACCATGGCAACTAATCTGAGGTTTTAATATTCGTTTCATAGTATCATTTATAACATTTCCATAATTAGAAATTTTATAATTGTCATATCCATCAATCGTTTTAAAGATTTCCATTTATTATTACCCTAGACTAACCAACCTTTATATTGTTTAGTCTCAAACGAAAGCTTGAATGGTTTGTGACGCTTGATCAATCATCAAAACAACATCAACAAGACCAAATCCGAAGGAAGTAACTGCAGCAGTAATACCTCCAGTAGTGGAAATGAAAAAGTTTCCTTGAATACCACTTGCTCTAGTATTGATTCCTTGAAACAAAACTCCACTATTCTTTTCTGTGTCAATTCCAAGATAATGAGCATTAGGAAACTGAACTATTTGTTGAGTAGCAGTTTCAAGAGCAGAATTAGCACGAACAGCAAGAACAGTAGGAACAACAAGCATGGAATCAACTTGACCTAAACCTGTCAAAGAAGGAAGCGTCGCACCATAAGCACTACGTCCAATTGTTCCAGATAGATTGGAATAATTGCCTTGAAGACCTAATGCCGATAAGAATGCTAACCAGCACTGACCGGGTCTAGCACATGGATTAAGAGGTGTTTGAGGGTAATTCATTCCATTAATAGCGGCGTTAAACAAAGTAACACCGTAGTTATTTGCATCGTAATATCCGTTTGGAGTAGTAGCAGAAGTTGCCTGAGAATTTTGGAACAATACACTCTTGACAGATGAATTACGAATCTGATAAAACGCATTAACTTGGCCCGCTGTGCCTGAGGGTAAATTGGAATTCGCTGTAACCCAAGTTTGAGATTTAATGAAAATCTTACCATCAGGAACAGTTGAGTCGACTAACGATTGAGCAGAACCGATGTCCACATACTTTAAGTTAAGACTGAAATTATCCAGAGTAGCAACGGCAACTCCAGCGGCAGTAACAGCAGTACAAAAGGAAACCATAGGAAACAGAGACGCAGTAACCATTTGAAGTTGAAGGTTAGAAATAGAACCAATAGGAAAAAGTTTATCTCCGCCATTAATTCCAATAACAGAAAGAAGAGGAATACAAAAATTAAAGTAATATGTGGGAGTTCCTCCAGCGTTCACATACAGATTAACTCCATTAGCACTATCATTATCGGCGCCCATTCCAATTGATACTGCACCCTGACGGTCGCTTTGGGAAACAGTAGAATTTAACAACATATTAGAAAGAATTCCATATTGATTGACTGTTTCAATTGGAACGTTATTGCTATACAAAACAAGTTGGTCAAAAAACGATTGTCCTGAACCAATAAGATTTGGCCCGACAGGGTTAGTAACGTTTGACGCAGTTGTAATATTAAAAGCAAGTCTAAAAGACAAATAGGTTTCCTTGGGGTCAAGATAAACAGAACGAGAATTTCCACTAGGAATAGTGAAAGAAATAGTTTGGGAGTTAAAAGCATTAACAGGAGAATTGTTTGCAACATATAAAGCAATATTTGAAGAACCGGAAACTGACGTTTGACCATCGGGAGCAATTGCTACTGAATAGCATCTTGAGTTTTCTGCCATTGATGGTGGCAATTTATAATCCAAATTTGAAGACAATCCAACAATTGAAGATGGAAACATAGAAGACATTATACTTTATATATCGTTAATTTATTTTTTCTTGGTATTCTTCAATTGCGGGAGGAACCTCCCAATTGACGCTGTTTAATTATTCGTTCGAATGTTAAATCGTTGATTTTTGATTCGTATATATATTCTATTTTAAAGGTTAGATACCAATCGGCATTTTCAAAATCTAAAAGATTCCCAAAATCATCTGTTATTGTTATGTCTATCAAATTTAAATTGTCTAAAGAAGACACATCGTATTTTGTATTCGTATAATTATTGTATAAAATGAGGGCACCGCTTGCACTACTATTTTGAACTGATAATATCATATCAGATGAATTGTCGGCAGAGTTGAAATTATTTGTATTAAATGCGGTTGACTTTACTAGCAGTCTGCTTATCGGTAAAAAGTTAGCAGGATATAAACTTGTTATTGAAGTTCCACTATAAGATACATTACTATCTAATCCTAAAAATCTATTACAAGTGGAAGTTGATTGAATTGTAAATGAAGTGGCAGATGTAAAAGTATATTTATTTTGGATTGAATTATATGTTCCTGTTATTGCTAAACTTGTAAGAATACCACTTTGGATTGTGGAAAGAAAATTTATAGCATTATAATTACCAGGCGGAATAATATAGGTTGTCGCATTTATTATTAGTGTGTTGTTTATGCGGTTCACTAAATAAAAAGAATTCGGAATTTGGGCATTCATAAATGACAAAAAGATTTCTCTTATTTTTGTGTCATGAAATGATATGTTCGGCAACTTACAAACCACATCTGATTTCATTTTACCATTGTTGTATTGAAATACACTATTACTTCCTATATTGAATATTCTCGATGTAGTGGTAAGAGTCGGTCGGTCTAAAGGTAATTCAGGAGTTGGTTTTGGTTGTTGTAGCATTTATTATACATAAAGATTTTATTTATATGTTCGTTCTAACAACCTACGTTTCCATATAGGCATTCCACCATAAAAAACATTTTCTTTTATTTCCACTTTTGGTTCTTCTTTTATTTCCACTACTGGAATTTCTGGTTCAGGATCCACTACTGGAATTTCTGGTTCAGGAATAATATCAATTGTTTCTTGGATTGGAATTGGAATTGGGATTGGTTCTGGATTTGGAATAATAAGACAAGACCTTTTACGCTCTAGTTCTTTTTTTTTCGCTATTACTATATCCACGACATCCGAAGTTAAACCGAAATCTAATAATTTCGCACGCTCTTGTTGCTCTTGTTGTTCATCCATTTATATTATAGACCATTATTATTTTTTTCTAAGTCGTCATCAACTCCAATTACAACTGCTTCTGTTGTTACTAATGGACTAGGTTCAAAAGGAACTAGGTTAGAAAATGTTTCTCGTTGTAATATTTCTTGGTCTTGTTTCATTCGGTCAATCAAAGGTTTAGAGAGTTCTGTTTGATTCCCTTTTTCGCATGCCATAATAAAAGCGTATTCGTATGGTATGCCTTCGCCAATAAGTCTACTAAATTCCTGTTGCGTAATTATTGAGAATAAAGATTCCATTTATAATATATATATATAAAAATGCCAGAGTCAATTGAACGAGATTTAGAAGATATTTCAGAAGTGGAAGTTCCAGAAGTGAAGCAACGCAAGAAACGAGTCTTGACCCAAGCACAGAAGGATGCAGTTGCTTTAAACCTTGCAAAAGGAAGAGAGAAACTTAAACAGGTTCATTTAGAGAAACAAGTTAAGAGAGGAGAAGAATTGGAACAAAAAATCATTAAAAAAGAAAAGACTTCTGCAAAGTCAAAATCAACTGAAGATAAAAGAATCGAACTAGCAATGCAAGCGTTAAATATGGTTCGAAATAAATCTGATAGTCCTAGTGAAAATGAAGATATTGTTCCTACTCCTAGGAAGAAATCAATTCGTATTCCAAAACCAGAACCTGACACCGAAACAGAAGTTGAAGAAATTATTGTAAAGAAAAGCAAACCAAAGAAGAAGACCATTGTCTATATGGACAACGAAACCGAGACCGAGACCGACAACGAACCTGTGAAACAAAAACGTTCATACCGGAAAAGAGCAGAGCAACGCAAGACTGAAATTGAACCTATTTCTGCACCTACACCAATTCCACAACAACCACAAATAATCTTTTATTAACCTATATTATAATGCCTCGCAAAAAATCTGAAAAGAAAATTAAAATTAGAGTTGGTCGTGCTGGACGAGTTGCAAGACCACGAGCAGTTGGTAGTGGAAAAAAGTCAGCACCAAAACAAACGGTAAACATTTATGTCACACCATCAGGGGCAGTTTCTTATTCTACGCCAATTCGTTCATCAACAGTAACAGAACCACCAGTGGTCATTCCTCAACAACCATCTGTATTCCAACCTATATTTCCAACTCAAACATTCCAACAACAAGAAAGAGTATATAGTCCTGAAGTTCCTATTTTACCAGTTAGTGAATCAAAACAATATAGTCCAGAAGTTAAAGCTTTAATTGAACGACAACGTCAAGCACTATTAGGATTAGAACCTTTTCAATCTACTGACCCATTTGCTGAAATGGAAAGAAAAGCAAAAGAAAAACAAAAAAAAGAGACTGAAAAACAAATGAAAAAAACAGAACGACAAATAGAAGAACGAGTAATGAGAGATATGTATCCTGAAATGATAACTGAACAAAAAATACCGCCTGAACCAATTCCTCGTAAGAAGATGACAAATAGTCAAGCAGATTATTATTTTGGAACAAGAAGTCGTGAGCAAATTGAACAAGCAAAAGATGAAGGTTTTATTTTTCCAAAAAAATGGAAACCATAAACTAGAGCATTCATAAAAATATAATAATATAATATATGCCATATCGTATTATTAAAAGTGGAAAAGGTTTTAAAGTAAGTGATGGTAAAGGACATACTTTTTCAAACAAAGCATTAACAAAAAAACAAGCAGAGAAACAAAGAATATCAATCGCATTAAGTGAATCTAGGCGTAGTGGAAAACCAGTCTCAACTTTTTTTTATTAGATTATATTATATATGAAAAATGTTTCCACTAAAAAAACTCCTAGTATTAAGACTATACTCAAATCAAGTTACTTACCACAAAAACAGGCACAAAAAGAACTTGCCCAATATGGATGGACATACGACCCTTCCTTATCAAGCATGCAAACAAAAACCTTTATCGATTCTGAAGGCAGACCAGTCGTACTGCATCGTGGAAGCGTCAGAGTTTCAGATTGGTTAGGTTCAAATCTACCACTTGCTTTTGGTCTTGAAAAATATGCACCAAGATTTAAACAGGCAAAAGAGGTGACAAGACAGGCCGAACAGAAATACGGAATGCCTGTTACGGCAATCGGTCATAGTTTGGGAGGTGCTCTAGCAGAAAAGTCTGGTGCAAGTCGGGTGATAACTTATAACAAACCTGTTACAAAATATGATATAGGAAAACCCATTTCACCTACACAAACTGATATTCGAGCACAATATGACCCTGTTTCTGCATTATCGCCATTTCAATTTGGAAATAAAGTGGAGGTCCCAAGTTCTAAACTACCACTTGAAGCACACTCTGTTAGTTCATTGCCCGGAAATATATTCTATTAAATATATAATGCCGTATGAGATTTCACAAAAACAATATGAGATAGCAGAAAAATTAGGAATTGATATTTGTGTTAGTGAAAATCCCCGCAAAAAGATTGATGTATATAAAAAGGGTAATTATATATGCTCTGTCGGCGCTGTTAACTTTTTATCACTAAAAGAATTGATTTTGATTCATGGACACGACGAAGCATATAGGAAAAGAAATCTTTATCTCTCAAGACACAAATCGCAATGTGATTTGAAGTCAATTTATGAGATAAGGTTATTATGGTGCGATGATTAATAAAATTGAAATAAAGATAGGGAAGACAAACCATACTAAGTAAGGATGCCATACGCAAACAAAGAAGAACGCAAACTCAAACAAAAGGAATACAAAAAAAAGAAACGAAATGAGGGAAGACAACCCTTAAATGGTCTCGTTAATGAAATTGTTGTTGAACTTGTAGTGGAAAACAAAATACAACAAGAAGTCTTACCTAAAATAAATAATAATATTCAAAATGAGGGAAGACAAATTAACAGCAAACCAAAATGGATTTTATCGCCTTATGAAAATATGAAACCTTTCATATGCAGAATTCCTGACACAAATGGTAATATTTCTCAAGATTCACAAACCATTATTTTACAGACCATTTTATTATAGGGAAGACAAACCAACAGCAACTCATCCAGATACATTCCAAAATAAATAAATATTTTCGGGATTTGTTAGACTAGCACTATAACATCTCTTCCATGCTTTTAAATCGTAGTTAATATTGCAGGGAAAGGGACAAGGATAATCACATTTTTTTTGTAATGGTTTGACATCTATACCAACCACTTTTATTTCGGGAAAATAACTCGCACATGCTTGACTTATTCCTTGATATAAAGTTCCACTTCCAAAAGCACAATAGATATGTGTTGGCATTCTATCACAATTTATAACAGCAGTTACACATCGCCTTGATATCTCATCTATTGCTTCATCTGATCCATAACCGAATTTGATGTAGTGGAAATTATTGGATTCTGAAAATAGTCTTGCTTGATATTGAAGGTTTGTTAAACGACCAAAAGAAACCTCATGAATTATTCCTTTATTTATTCTTACCAATTCTGTATGCATATGAGTTTCCTTTCTTTTTGGAGTAAAGATATGACATTCTTTATTATTTTCACTACACCAAATACTCAAGGCAACTTGAAAAGCACCTTCACACGGACTCGCATAAACATAACTTTCATATTTTGGATCCATTACTTCATCTAAGATTGCTTTTTTTGTTCCTCCTAAAATTTTATCATCTCGTAAGACATACACATTTGTTTCCACTTGTTCGATGAGCATTTTTATATATTGTTTAGAAATTGTTTTCTTTATTTTTACAAATTTAATATTGTAAGAATTGAGATTTATTAGAAAAAAAGATAAATAAAAGGTGAGGTAAACGACGACTTGACTTCATATTTTTACTTATTTATTTTTTATGGTAAGGATTTAATCACAAAAGAAAAAATTATTTATTATATTTAGTTTGTAAGAGGGGGGGTAGGTGGGGTAGGTGGTAGGTTGCTTTTTAACCGAGCTGGAAAATCGTTTTTTTTTTCTTTTTTCTCACAAATTTTAAAGAAAAAAGAAAAGACAAGGTATATTTGTACTATAATTAAAAAGTAACCTACCACCTACCACCCTACCCCCCCTCTTATAAAATTATTTTTTATTTTTGTTTTTCTTTTTATGATTAATTCTTACTATAATATTTATGGTTCTTCCTCACAATCGTTTTGTTCTAGCATGGAAGGATATTCTTCAGTATCTTCAATAACAGATATTTCAAAATATCTTACCATTTCGCTAATATTTAACATACGATAACTATATTGTTTTCCATTTGTTGCTTTACCAAGTCCAGTAATATTAGAATTGTTTAATTTCAATGAGAACTTGATAACATTATCGACAAAATCCAATTTCATTTTTTTACAAAATGCAGAGTATGACGAATATAAATTACTAACTTTTTCTTTGATAATATAATCCTTGCCAACTTCTTGTGATTTCATATGATTCGCAAATCCATTCATAGTAATTTCGTCTCTCAACCATTTGATTTCTGGTGGTTCGTAACTTTCTTTGAGATTATCTTGAAATTCAGTTTGTGGTATATTTTTAAGATTAACAAGTTCTGATTGTTCCATAAAAGCGTCATACAATGCTCTCATTGTATTTTTATCTTCGAATAATTTATAAACTTTATTAAAATATTCTCTATCTCCAATTTTTTCATCGCTACAACGAATAATAGCAAATCTGCGGTCATCCTTACTTGTAGGTAATGGGTCAGTAGAATTGGTCGTAAATAAATATCTATGATAAGAATTGACTTCATATTCTGGACAATTTTTCTTATTGATATAAATTCGTGGAGCAGTAACAAGATTTTTTAATTTATTGAATGCAAGTTTCATATCGTGTTTTGAAAGTTCATCAATATTAACAAATAATGAGTTTTCCATATTTGGTGTAAATTTACCAAACACAGTTTCCAATGGATTCGCAGTTTCAAAAACTTTACTTACTCCCATTAATTTAGAAATCATATATGTAATGGTTGATTTACCAGCACCTTGATTTGATACAAAAACAGGAACAACGCCAGGTTTCTCTGCAGGTCTCTGAAACATATGACATATAAATGAATAGAACCAATCAAAAACAATTTCATTATTTCCGCACAAATATTCCAGATGTTTGATTAAAAAGTCAACATTATCATCGAGTTGTTCTTGTTGTTCTTTAGTTTCAATTCCTTCAATTTCGTGTAATGATATTTCAAATGGTTTCCATAGATTATAAATATTAGAAGGACAAACAAGCGGTGGTGGAATAATTTCCATATCATCATATTTTCTGATATGTTCATCATCCATCCATTCATTAATAAATGAAACTTTTTTGAGATTATCTCCAATCATTTTCATACATTTCATATGTTCGTAAGCAGTAGAAATATGCTGTCTGGACATCGTTAGAACTTCTCCGAATGAAGTAGTAATATAAATTGCCTTTGAAATAATTTTTGCGTGATTGAGTTCAAAGTCTTCTTTAATTTCTTGATATGTTGGTGTTTTATCTTCTTCATCAGATTTAATTTCAGTAGGTCTATCAAAATCAATATTGTCTAACACTTCGTCAAGGTCTTTAACAGCAAATTGAATATGTCTTCCAAATTGTTGCAAAACAACTTCGTTTAATTCTTGAACTAAATCATTAATATGTTGTCCTTTCTTATGAACAATTTCAGACCATAATTTAAAACCATCAAATTCATATGAACCTATCTTGGAATCTTTCTTGCCAAGTTTCATATCAAAATATCCTCGTTTATCTAACCAATCCATAGCAAAATCAATAACAATAAATTCTTGGTGTTGAAGATAATTAGCAAGAAATGAACCCAATTCATTATTCCAAACTTTTCCAGATTCTTCTTTAAGAGTCTTTACGACTTTAAAAAGAGGTAAATTTTCCAGTTTGATTTTTGTAGAAATATCAATGATTTCTCGTCGTAAATCTTCGCATCCTTCATTAAATTCTACAAAATCATCTTCAGGTAAATTATTATCTTTTTTCCAAGATGAAAGACTTCCGCCGAACATAAGTGTTGAAATAAGTTCTTTTGCAATTTTATTTGAAACCTTATAATTATCAGAAACGATTTTTACGAAATCTTTTCTAGTTTCAATTAACTGAATAAGTTTATGACAATTCCAATTTTCATTTTCACATATTTGCCGAAGAATATTTGGTTGACAACAAACCATATCGATATCATAAACCAATCCTCTAATAAGTGAGTTCCTTAGTTTTCTTTCCATACTCGTCCAACAAATTGTTCCTTTTGCTTCGAATGACCTTCCAAGATTATTATGTTTTCTCACATAAGAAACTTCAATAGCATTTGTCTTTGGTTTCTTATTATTTTTATAAAGCGTGAGAGTATCTCTAAATCGTGTTTCTTCTGTCATTGCAAAAATATTTTCAATTCGTCTATCAATATCCTGTGAATATGGTTCATGAAACTTGAATCCGCTTTTCAAGAAGGTAGGTTTAATTTTCCAGTCGATAGTTTTGTTGAGGGGGGAGGTTGCCATTGTTTAGTATAATATTGTATAAGAATATAATATGTCTTTAAATCAATTTTTCTAAATTAAAAGAAGTTTTATTTTATATGATTTTCATTTTTCTTTTTTCTTAATGTGGAATCTTAAGCCATACATAAATGTTTTCTGTATATGTGCAATTCTGTCTAGAATATTTATGGAGTGGAAGTATAATTTGTGGTTGACAAAGGAAAGTAGTAAAGAACTCTAGCATGTCGTGATTCAGATGTAGTGCCATATAACCTCCATCTTTTAGATATTTCCACACTTGATAAAATAATCTATAATACCATTGGTTCCAATCTCCAATAGTTCGTAGCGGTTGTCCTTCGTATTGTTCGAGATTGTAAAATGGTGGAGAGCAAATAACAGAATCGTAATTTAATTTTGAATAATCAATCTGTAAGGCATCTTGGAAAAATAAACAAACAGAAGCGTTGTGATGCTCTCGTAGACAAGAAAGTAAATGATTATAAGGAACTTCTAACTTAGTGTTTGAATCTATACCAATATATGTTTCCACACCAGAAAGAACAGAACCCAGTAATCTTCCTCCCCAACCCATACATGGATCAAGCAAACGTTTTCCTCCAAATCTGTTAATAATTTTCATCGTAGTTGTAGGTCGGAATGCAGAAATAGAAGAATGTCTTTTATCAAAAATCTGTTTAACTGCTAACAAATAATTTTCTTGTTTCTGTCTCGCAATAATACAATCAAATAATCCTTTGATATGATCCTTCTGTAATTCTTCTTCAAAGTTTAGAAGGAAAGAGAAGAAATTGACATGTCTCCTCCCCTTAGTGGAAAGCATTTCTGGATAAAAGAAAAAATAAATAATCTTCAATCCAATATGTGATAAGTCAGAAACATTTTGTATATCTTTTATGTTTCGTAATTTATGTAGTTCGACTACAACCTCATCAGGAGTAATAGGTTTCAATTCCCTAGCAATAACTCGTCTATGTTCTTCGTCCATTTATATATGTCCCTAAATAAAATAAAATACTTTTACGAATACTTACTACTAAACAATATAAACAAATATTAGTAATCAGTATAAGAACGATGACCTCAACTCAAGAATTGCCAGAAATTCAAGAGATAGAAGTAAACTTAACTCCAGAACAATTACAACAGGAAGTATTAGTCCTATCAACAAATAAGTCAGATAATTTATTGCAGTCATTATACGATAAAACTAGAAAAGAAAAGTATCGTCAATACTATTTAAATAAGAAATTAAAAAAAGAAAAAAAGAAAATGGAATTAGAAAACCCCGAAGTAATTTCTGAACCAGTTAGTGAAAAGAAAGTAAAAAAAACAAATTTCTCAAGTGAGGAACAAGAACTTTTGGATGAAATCGCTTTACTGCAAGAACCGCTAGAATTAGCAGAAAAGACGAAGCAAACACATATGGTTGCGTATAAGATGTTGATAAAATGTTTGTCATGTAATAAACAAGCATTACTGCATCTTTTACTCAATGAACCTGATCTGACAATTCAAATGATAGATAGTTCAAAGAAACTAGATGGTTTGACTGATTACTCAAATCAATCAAAAAATAAAATCCTTCAAGGTATTAGACCATTGTTTGATTTATTTAAAGTAGAATATACCGAAGAAAATCTTAAGAAATATAGAGAGAAAATGGAACAATACAATTTTGCTTACTTAACTTGTAGCATTCAAAAAAAACTACTCCCAACATTTGAAGAGTATTTATTTAGAATGTTAGAATTTTATTCTGATAGATCCTTGGAATATCTTTTGATTAATCTATATAGAGAGGTTCCTGTTCGTGACGATTTCCAATTACGTTTAGTTTCCACTAAGGCACAGACAAAAAGTAAACAACACAATTATCTTCTGTTAAATAAAAAGAGTTGTACTATTATTTTGAATCAGTATAAGACTGCTAAGCATTATGGACAAAAGACTTACGAGTTAAGTTCTAGACTTAGAGATTTAATTGTTGCTTATATTTCCACTCTAGAAACTCCAGATGAATATGTGTTTGGTAATAGACAACTTAGTTCAGTAATCTGTCAAATTAATCAACGCTTAGGTTATGAGGGCGGAATCACCTTATTGAGACGAATCTCAGTTACTGACCTATATAAAAAAGAAGGAGTAACGCATGAAGAAAAAGTACAACTAGCAGAGAAGATGACGCATTCCGTCAACGAGGCGTTGCTAATCTATTCTGGTAAGTTAAATAACGAGGAAGATGATTAATCTCTCGCATATAAATATAATGGATTTAAAATCGCTTATAAAACCTAAAAACACATTATTACAACGTCAATTGTATTCAAAAATTTTTAAAGACGCGTTTCAAGAACTCTCATCGTACGAAAATTATCACGACCTCCGAAATGATATGGAATTTTTAATTGTTGCCGTAAATATCATTGAACTATTAGTAGACCTGCAAAAGAAACTCTTTAAGAATTTAAAAGTCGATAAAAAAGAACTTGTTATAAATTTATTTGATACTCTCTTTACATTTACAGAACAAGAAAAGAAGGAACTAGGAGAGCGTGTTGAATTTTTATTTGACAATGGACACATAAAGAAAGTTTCCACTAGTAGATTATTGAAAAAAAAGTTCAGCAAAGCCATATCCGAATTTTCAATCTTGTAAAATCCCAACTAATCTCTGAAATAAAATCACAAATAATTAATCATATCATTTTAATTACAAAACTAGAATACTTTTTATTGCATCAGTTAGGAATGCCGAAATTACTAATTACAATCGCTTTGATAGTGATATAAAGACAAGCACCATAAGACACTCAAAGACAATGCCAAAGGATTATAGCAAAAGTAAGATTTACAAACTTGAAACAATCTGTGAATCAGACGAAGGAGATGTATATATTGGTTCTACAACTCAGAACTATATCTCTCATAGACTTGCAGAGCACGTTAGAGGATATAATAATTGGAAGAATAGAAAATATCCTTTTGTTTCTAGTTATGCTTTGTTTGAAAAGTATGGAATTGATAATGTTAGAATTATTCTCTTAGAAAGTTGTCCTTGCACTAGCAACGCCGAACTGAGAGCACGAGAGGCGTATTATCAAAAATCAATGAAATGTATTAATAAAAATATTGCATTCAGAACTAAAGAAGAACTTTTAGAATATTTCAACAAATATCGTGAAGAGCATCGTGATGACCTTTTAGAATATTCCAACAAATATCGTGAAGAGCATCGTGATGAGCGTTTAGAATATTTTAAACAATATTCAAAACAATATTATGAAGAACATAAACAAGAACTTTCAGAGAAAGGAAAAGAAAAAATAACTTGTGAATGTGGAAGAGAACTTAGAAAATATGGATTACATCGCCATCAAAATAGTGATATCCACAAAGATTTAATGCTACAACTTCACGAAGTAGAAAATAAAAATGATGCTATTTAATATAATATGTTTATGCAAAAACAACCACAACAACAAATGAACGGATTCATGCGCAAGTTACCGATGCTAGGACAAGGAGGTTTTATGAAGAAGCTATCTGGATCTTCGCTACGACCAATCGTACATTTACAACCATACCCACAAGGGGGGCGGTCACCTGCCAGACCTTTAGAAAGAGTCTAAATAATTTTAATACCACATAATAAATTAAAAAACTAATATAATTTATTATGCTTGTAAGTACAACCCCAGTTAAGAAAAAAACCTATACCATCATCCTTGCCAGTGTTGATGCTAGTTCATATGAATCTCCCACTGGTTCAGCATGGAATGCCTCTTATTTCGTAAATCTAAATGGTATTATGAGCCTAGAAGAGCAGAGTCGCCCATATTATGTTAACTTCACTTTTTCATCAACCTCGGAGGCAGATATTTCAGGATTAGTTGCAAGTGGAAGATTGATGCTAGAACTCGATTTTGGAGGCCGTACATTTCCGCATTTAACTCAATACTCCCAGCGTCTATTGCCTTGTGGATTTATTAGTGTTAAACCTCCAATATTCCCAGCAGTAGAGAATACCTGTTATCTCGAATCATTGGAAGGTGATAATCATCCGGTATATCTACATTCACTTACGGGTGTATCGCAAATCAAAGTCAGATTTATAGAATTAACTGCAGGTTTGTTTACATCAACAGGCAATTTCATTCTAATGATCTCGTTAGAACCTGCTTCCTTTTAAGCACCCCATAATAATGCCAAAGATAGGTTATTAGGACTATATGGGTCATTTTTCCAATTACCTCTTATTTTAGTTGCCCTTGCAAGATATCTATTTCTTCTATTGATATCTTGGTGTTTAGTAAAATCAGAAAAACCCATCTCGCCAAAATGAACGAATTTATTTGTCATTGGAACCCGTAGCATGTATTTCTTTTTAGGATTAGTGGAAATATATAATGGAATATTATTATTGCGAAAATATTTCTTCATATTTTCTTTTACCACTTCTGGATTCGAATATTTTACAAGATCATTCATATATATTATAGCAACAAAATAAAATAGTTTAAGAGTGGAAAATAAAATAATGGTAATATATAAATGTCAGTTCTTACGAATATTTCCCTATCTGGATTGACTACAAGTTCAAATGATTTCTTATATACGAATGAGATAGATGTAGGAACATCTCTAACAATGGAACCAGGGTCAACTCTCAATCTGCAACCAAATTCAGTTTCAGATTCAGCACTCTCAACAAACGTTGCTTTTAAAAATGCCATTCAGACTTTTACAAACAATAACACATTCACAAATTTACTAACTATGAATGCTGGGTTCAATTCACTTGGACAAGGAACAATCCGGCGTGCAACTGCAAATGTTCATTTGAGAATGATAGATACCACATTTAATAGTTTAGGTGATTTATACACTCGTAATCAAATTTTACATTTACGTCAAAATTTACCAAGTTCGTTAATTCGTTTTCAGTTATATAATGCTTCGAATGTAATATCAGATGTATTCACAATAGGAACGGATCAAGCATTATTTAATATATCCGTACCAATTACACAGAATGGAACAATGCCCGCATCAAATGATGCCTCAAATAAGACACCTACAACACAATGGGTTCAAGATGCAATCCTATTAAATAATTCTTCTCTTTTATCAAGCAATAATATATGGTCTGGCACCAATGAGTATGCTGTGTCATTCCCTACTTGTTCTGTAACACCTATACCGCCGTCAAATGATAACACAACAAAACTATCAACAACGCAATGGGTTCAGACAGCAATAACAGCAAACAATACTTCTCTTTTATCAAGTGTAAATACATGGACAGCGTTAAACACATTTTCAAGAACTGCCGGAAATACCAACCTACGATTATTAGATAGCACAAATAATACAACCTTTACAGGAGCAGTAGGAAACAATCCAATAAATTTAATAATGTCAAATAATGACAGAAAAATATATTTGAACACTTTTACACCAGCAGGAATACAGACAAACACTTTATTAGTCAACTCAACTACCACATCTTTAAATACAACAAATCCATTAGTTCAAACCGCCACGATGCCTGCCGTAAGTGATAATAGCACATACACGCCAACTACTGCATGGGTTCAAGGTGTATTAACTTTTAATATAGGAGCACTACTAAATGCTAATAACTCTTGGGGTGGAACAAATACATTTAGTCAACAAGTAAATGCAAATGGGGGAATTGTATTAACCAGACCAAGCGGACAAAACGCAATTCAAATTATAGACGCAACAAGTCTTAATTCAAATACACTCTCAGTAAATGGAGTTGCCGCAAGATACATTCAAAATGGGGTTTCATCAGTTCATAATTTTTTCGTAAGAGATGCAAGCAATGTTCAATTTACTTCAGCATCTATATCCAAAAGTTTAGTCAATTTTAATAGTGACACAATTACATGGACGGGAACAAATCCGCCAGTTACAGACAATACACAAAAACTTGTTACCACTTCTTTTTTAACTTCTAAAATAACTAATTTTCTTACTTTGAATAACATTTGGAGTGGAACGAATCAATTTACTAATCAAGTTATTTGTGAGCGTTCTGGTATTGATATACCATTAGTAATTTCGTCTTCATCTACCGCCAATTATAAAGGCAATCAGTTTATTTCAAATTCAGCAGGAAGTTATAATCCAATAGTATCAGCAAATGAATATGTTGTTTTTGGTTATAATACTTCTGGAATAGATTTATCCACTCTAACTTTAACAACTCATAGTTCAACTGGTAGTGGAATTAAAATTTCAAATAATCTAACCAAGGTATTTGGTGCAAACGAATTTGAAAAGGAAATAAAAACTTCCACTACTGATCCGCCTAGTTCTCAATGCTTGGGACAAATTATAACTATTCAAAGATTTGTGTTTCCAAATTTGAATTGGAATAGCGCTTGGACTGGTACTGCTCCAAATGTGAATTTGTATTCTTATACATTTGATAACTCAACCGCAGATAAAAGGTACGGGACATACATGGTACAATTTCAACTGGTTTATACAAATACAACAGCACAAAAAGATTTTATAGCAAATATAAATGAGGTTTCTGCTGCAACTGAATTATCGCCGTTTATGACTGTTTGTGGAAATACAAACGTACAAAATTATGGAGGAACTTTTTATTATAGTATTTTTGTAACGATGACAATCCAAATATATGGAACAAAAACTTTGTATTTCAACTGCAAACTTGGAAGTACTGGAGGAACTGGATCATTTACAGACGACTCATACGTGAGATTTATACGCATCGCATGAAAAAATAATCTTTGCTTAATATCTATCATATAATAATGTAGTGGAAACAAATAGATTTCAAAGATAATTCTTGTAGAGAAAAAAGTGTTGTTCTCCGTTCTCCTTTTTTTATTATATTGATACAG